CCTGTGCTCACAAGTCCTGCATTCATAAGGGTATAGAGGCATCAAACGTACCCTCCCATTCCTCGTAGTTCCGCCTGCCCCTGGTTGGCCCCGGCCTGCGCGTCCTGTCGGTCGGCCATGGCGGGAGAGGGGGCGCCCTTGGCCACGTTCCCCGGCTGGCCATTCTGGAGGATCGCCGCCAGTGCCCCGTTCTGCTGTCCGCCGCCGCCCTTGCCGCCCCCCGCCGTCCCCTTCGAGGACTGGGGGCTGGGGCCCTGCATCATCATCTGCATCCACCGCATCTGGAACTCGGGGTCGTAGAAGACCTCATCCATCCAGTCGATGCCGACATCTTTGGCCATCTTCACGACGTAGGCTTTCACGTCGAACGGGACTCCGATCATCAGCATTGACTGTGCCGCCTGCACCGCGGCAGGCAGGACCTTCACCGCGAAGTCGAGGGCCTGGGACAGCCTCGTGCGCGCGTCCACCCGGCCCATGGACTCGGGCTGGATCGAGAACGTGAAGTCCAGCCAGTCCCCCCGTCGAGCCTCGGGCGAGAGAACCACCTGTTGATCGAACGCCTGGGGCCCCTGGGTCATTATCGGACCCGCGGGCGTCATGGCGTACTGGGCCGGAACCTGGTCGCGGCGGATCAGCGGGATTTCGATGAAGGGGTCCGTGTGGAGGAACCAGGCCCGCTTCCGGGCTTCCTCCGCTCCAAACTGGTACACCAGGTCCTTCATGTCCTCCAGGCCGATCGAGGCGTTCCCGGCCAGGATCTTCGCCTCGGTCGCAGAATCCGCATCCAGGGATTGCCCACCCACGCCTTGGGGGTTCGCGGCCATCTGGTTGAACCATGACTGTAGCTGGCTCACCATGACTTCGTTCTTCTGGTTCTGTCCCCCGTAGGACACCACCCGGACACCCTCGGGGTCATCCGTCGCCACTGCTTCCCCGTCCGGGGCGTCCCGCAGGGCCTCGGCATCGTCCGCCGCCGACCTCCGGTAGACCGTGATGTCCTTCTGCCGTTCGGCCTGGTTGATGATCTTCGACGCCAGGCGGTTCGCCAGGACGTGCAGATCGTACCAGATCCCCACGGCGGGGACGGGCAGGGGGTTGGACGGCACCGGGGGGGTGAGCCCCAGGAGCGTGTAGGGCCCCGTGTCCGGGCCGTAGTAGTCGTCCTCCCGGAGGTACTGGTCGAACACCGTGTCCTTTGACCCCGGGATCGTGAGTAGGGCGTTCGCATCCGGGACCCAGAGTTCGATGATCTCGACCTCATCGTTCAACTCGGAGGCGTACCGCTCAGAGTTCGTCCGGTGCCCCAGGTTCTCCGCACGCTTCTCCGAGTGCTCATCCCCCACGGTCGGAAGCTGTTCGATCAGGTCGTTTCGGTAGAGCCCGCTGTCGAGCAGGCTGGACCGGGGGACGCAGATCCGGTCCCCCATGTAGGCCGCGTCCTTGAACAGGTGGTCCCGGCTGTTCGGGTCCACGACGAAGTTGTCGAAGTCAACGCACTCCGTATAAACGGTGCCCGCGTCGATCTTGTTGTACTCGTCGAAAGCGTACACGGAGTCGGATTCCGCCAACCCGGTTTTCAGAATCCCCAGGGTGAACACGGCGTCGGTGATGGCCCTCCGGTACTTGCTCTTGAGATCCAGGACCTGACCCTGGTAGTTGAGGGCGAGAGTCAGAAGCTCCGCGTAGTCCCGGGACGCGAGGAACCGGGACACGACCGTGTGCTTGGGGAAGTTTGTCACGATGTTGGGGACCAGGACCCTCACCGCGTTGAAGATCAGGTTGAGTGCTTCGGTTCCGATGTCCCCGTTCGTGGCGTTGTAGTACTGGCCCACGTACGCCCGAAGGAACATGAGCCGGGCCTTGCGAAAGTTCGCAAGGTTGTCGAACCCCTTCCCTACCGCCTCTTGAACTTTTCTCGGAGACACTTCACGTACTGGCACTTAGCCCGCCTTCCTAAAATCGAACTTGTTTCGCTTCTTCGCTTCCGTCCGCCGTCGCTTCCACTGTTGGAGCCTGAATCCGATAGACCTCGGGTTCCCGGGCTTCCCCCTCTTCTGGGACTTGGGGGTGTCTCCGAACCCCACGATGCAGAGCATGTCGGCGATCACCCGGTCCCCGTGACACTTGCGGGCGGATTCCGACTCTTCCACCATCTCGGACGGCCCGATCCCCCCGGTGTCGTAGTGAACGTACATGAGAGCTTCGGTCAGCGCCTCGGACGAGTGGTTCACGAATCCCCCGTGGGCGTAGGCCCTGCGAAGCATACCCAATGCCCCGGCCTTCTTCTCCGGGTTGCTTCGCCACCCGTACCGCTTGCCCCGCTTCTGGGCGATGGTCCCAACTGCGCGATCGTAGTACATCCGCGGGTACTGGTAGGTCTCGGAAACCTGTCGCCCGAAGTCGAACCCGGGGTCCCCGTTATTTTCCCAAATCAAAAGGGGGAGACGGTTCGAGCCCCCGACCCACAAGCAGATCGCTGTCGCCATCCGGGCGAGTTCGTAGGGCGGGATCGTGGCATCCGCGAACTCCGCGATCTTCTCGCGGGTCTCGTTGCACGCTACGGCAATCACCGAGTTCGACGCCCCCTGCCCCTTGCTGATATCGACCGACACGGTGTAGGATTTCGTCTGGTCCAGTCTCCCTTGCACCAGGGAAGCCCACAACCGCATACTCCCACTCCCGCCCCGTTGGATCAGGGTCAGGTCTCGCTTCTCCAAGGCCCGGGCGATCTCGCTGTCGGGAACCGTTTTCTTCCAATTCACGTACAGGGTGCGGTAGGTCTCACGGGCGTACAGCAGGCGGTGTTCCTCGATGATCGTGGCCTCGAAGAACGTGTCCCCGGAGCCTACATGATCGGCATCAATTTCGATAGCGACCTCCTTCGGCGACCGTATTCCACATTGGAGGTCGTACCACGGGGATCGTATTCTCCACCTACCGAGTTCGTCCTCCTGTACGTACAGACCCCGGCTTTTCTCCGGGTGCTCCCACCACATGAGGATAAACACCGGGATGGTGCCCGACAACCGCCATTTGCTGTACGCGGTCCCGGGTCCGTTGGGAGTCGAGCACACCAGCCGGGTCGCGGTCACGTCCTTGGTCGATCGCTTGATCGACTCCCCCTCCTTCATCTTCGCCATCTCGTCCATGAAGATGCTCGTTCGGCGGTCGGAAGAGCCCGCGGTCGCGTTGGCCGATTCCCCGTCAACACGGCACTGGTTCAACGTGTTGACCAGGTGCATCTTCTTCCGATTCATCGGGGGAAGCATCCACTCGGGAAGACGGGACATGATGTAGTCCAGCTTCCCAAAGAGGGTCCCGGGGTCCGCAACACTCCCGTGGGGATAGTTCTTGGGAATCCCATCCAGGATATCCACCGCGTCCTCTTTACGGGAGATCATCAGGTGCGATTCGGCGTCCCGGAACAGGAATCGGTGGGCGTAGACCGCAATATGGTCCCACGTAGCCCCCATATCCCGGGACTTGTCTGTTAGGAGGTCCTCCCCGTTGTCGATCGCGTCCTCAATCCGGAGCAGGTGCTTGTCCTGAATGGGCCACGTGACAAAAGGAATGTGGGCCCGATCTCCCGCCTGCTTCGACTTTCCTTCCTCGTCCGTCTGGAAGACGCGGAGGGTGAACACGGCGAAGTTCACGAAGAACAGGAGGCTCTGCGAGCAGGCCGTGTACAAGTCCTGCTGGAGGTCGGTGTCCTCCGCCGCCATCTCAAGGACCTTCGCCCGCCATGCAAGGTTCGCCTCGGGGTCCTTGGGGATAACCAATCCGGTTACTGGGCACTTCCACTCCCGGAGTAGCTCAACCTCATTCACCGCGGGCTTTACGGACCACTCATTCGCCACGATGGTTCTCCACGTACTCAGCCGCGAGGCGCATCAGCCCTGGGTTGTCCTGTTCTACGGACAGCCGCTTCTGAATCGGTTTGCGTCGGCATATCGCACAGCATCCCCCCTGTTCCAAGAGCATTGCGTCGTATTCCTCGGCGGACATTCCGTAGGCCGTCTTGATCTTTGACCGGCGAGAATACTCCCGCTGAGCGTGCGGATTCTCCGCCCATTGATTCTTCCGGTACGCTTTGGCGCAGTCCTTGCATTCGGAACGACGGCCCGTGGTGCGGTTCTGGTCCTTGTAGAACTCGTCACGGGGCTTTCGCTTTTCACAACGAAAGCATTTCAGTAGCTTACCGGGCATTGGATCAGTCCTTCTTCCGCAGAGGCGGGGGTCCCTTCGGTGCGGGGGCCCCGGCAGTCACCAGGGCATTGAGCCGGGACTTCGCCAGATCGCTCACCTTCTCCGCCGCAGTCAGGCGTCCCTCCTTCTCGTCCACTGCCTGGGGCGCCCGTCCTTCAAGCCGCTCGTACACAAGCTGAATCGCCCATGCTTCGGGCTTGTAGTATACCTCGGTTTCCTTTCCCTCATCGTCCATCTGCTTCTGAACGTACCCGAGAGACTTGTCGAACAGCAACCGGGCCAGGGCCTCACCCTTGGTGATGACACCATCCTCCGTGCAATCGTGGACCTGAACCGCCAGATCCCGCAAGTGCTGCGTGAGTTCCCGGTTGTTGAACTTCTTCTCTTTACGAGCCATGGATCACGCCCCAGGAACCAGCGACTCCCGCCAAACCGGACGGGGCACGTTGGATTCGGCCCTGCGGACCACCCCCGTGAACGTCACGTCCACCACACCCGCAGGAGCCGTGACCCACACGGTCTCCCCGTCCTTCCCGACATGAAGGGTGTGGCTTTTCTCTTCCCCGCCGTTCGCGGCGAAGGTTCCACGAATCACAACCTCCCCCGCGGCGACCGAAGCATCGGGGCCTACGATGACGTAGCAGTCACCCCCGGCCACCGTGATGAGATCACAGGTGTGGATTTCGAGGTACTCGTTTTCCGCGAGAGTACGGGCGGTCTTGCTGCCCTGATTGAAGAACGGCACCGCCACACCCGAAGATGCGTCAGCAGAGTGGACATGCCCTTTGATCGGTTCGCCTGCAATGTGTCCCATAGGACAACTCCTTTGTTAAGCCCTGTCGTGAATCCGGTTCGCGATGAACCGGGAATAGAACCCTACTACCTTCTTGTTGAACACCCCGCTGTGGCCCGGAGCGTGGGGGAGAAACGGCCCCATCGTATCGAAGTTCCTCACGCGGGGGTCATCCCCCTTGTACCCCACCCGCCCCATCGCACCCCAGGGATGGAACACCAGCCAGCGTGCCCACCATGTCGCTGTGTCGCGGTGGTTGTGGTACACGTCGAGCCACTTGAGGTTCGGGGGAAACCGGGTGTCCGTGTCCAGGGCGGGGTTGATGAACACCGCAGCGCAGTCGAGTTCACTGTCCACAATCGCGCGGTGGATCAGGTCGCATCCGTTGCTGTGCCCAATCAGCACGTCGCCCTCTTGGATCAGGGACGACAGCTTGTCCGCGGTCTTCTCGTTCAGAAGTCGAACCCCGATCAGCCCCCTCCAGCCATAGTCGAAGTCGTGGACCTCGAACCCCGCGGCCTCAAGTGCAGGCCGAAGTCGGTCGATGGACTTCGCGCCGCAGTCTGAAACATTGAATCCGTGAACCAGGAAAACCCGATGCGTCATTTTCAGATCCCAGTCAAAGCGAAGAGGGTTGTGAGTTCCGCATCCGTCAGCCCGGTGGACCAGTACGCCCCGAATTGATGCGTACCCCGAGTTTGCCCCAGGGTCGCGGTCCTGGTGTTTACACAGGTCTGGTCAAAGGTCGTGGTGCCCTGGGTTGTGCTC